TCTGGTGCTCCTTCCAAAGATGTGAGGGAGTTGTTGGAGCAAAAGAAATGCCCACCTACTTTCTTTGGTGCTCCTTCCAAGGATGTGAGGGAGTTGTTGGAGCAATAGAAATGCCCACCCACTTCCATTGGTGCTCCTTCCAAAGATGTGAGAGAGTTGTTGGTGCAATAGAACTCACCCTTTACTATCACATCTTCGAGAAAATCTGGCAATCGGTCTAGGTGCAAACTCCTAAGATCGACATCTTCTTGAATCACTTTTGGCATACAATACTATAGCTTAGGGCGTCTTATTCTTCAAGGATATAAACATACTCTTTGATCTTAGATACTTTTCTAATTTCCTCTTCTGTGAAATAGATTCCTTTTGCAAAAGAGATCCAAAGATTTCCACCAATCTCTTTAGGTAGGCCTTCTAAGGAAGTGAGAGAGTTGTAGCACGAGAAATCACCGCCTACTTTCTCTGGAGCACCTTTCAGGGAAGCCAGAGAGTTGTTGTAGCAATAGAAATCACCACCTACTTCCATTGGTGACCCTTCTAGAGAAGTGAGAGGGTTTTGGTCACAAAAGAAATCGCCTTCTACTTTCTCTGGAGCACCTTCCAAGGAAGTGAGAGAGTTGTTGTAGCAATGGAAACTGCCTCCTACTTTCTCTGGTGCTCCTTTCAGGGAAGTCAGAGAGTTGTTGTAGCAATGGAAATAACGTCCTACTTCCTTTGGCGCCCCTTTCAGAGAAGTGAGGGAGTTGTTGGTGCAAGAGAAATGACCTTCTACTTTCTCTGGCGCCCCTTCCAAGGATGTGAGGGAGTTGTTGTAGCAAAGGAAATTACCCTTCACTATCACATCTTCCAAGAAATCTGGCAATCGGTCTAGGTACAAAGCACTAAGATCGACGTTTTCTTGAATCACTTTGATCATACAATACTATAGATTAGGGCGTCTTATTCTTCAATGATATAAACTCTCCCTTTGATCTTGGATACTTTTCTGATTTCCTCTTCTGTGAAATGGATCCCTTTTGCAAAAGAGATCCAAAGAATTCTACCAATCTCTTTAGGTAAACCTTCTAAAGATGTAAGTTTGTTGTCGTGGCAAAAGAAATTACCACCTACTTTCTCCGGTGCTCCTTCTAAGGATGTGAAAGAGTTGTAGGGGCAATAGAAATTACCACCTACTTTCTTTGGAGCCCCTTCTAAGGATGTGAGAGAGTTGTTGCCGCAAAAGAAATCACCCTTCACTATCACATCTTCCAAGAAATCTGGTAGTTTCTCGAGGTACAAATCACTAAGATCGACATCTCCTTGGATCACTTTGATCATACAATACTATAGCTTAGGGCGTAGTCGATCTCAACTTATACATTGATGATTCTGCCTTTAATATTTGACACTTTTCTAATTTCCTCCTTCGTGAAATAGATCCCTTTAGCAGAAGAGATATAAAGATCTTCACCAATCTTTTTAGGTAATCCTTCTAGTGAAATGAGAGGATTGTAAATACAACTGAAATTTCCTCCTACTTCCTCTGGAGCACCTTCTAAGGAAGTGAGAGAGTTATAAGAGCAATCAAAATATCCATATACTTTGGCTGGAGCTCCATTTAGGGTCTTGAGACTGTTATATGTACAGTTGTAATTTCCACCTACTTTCTCTGGGGCTCCTTCTAAGGATGTGAGGGAGTTGTTGTAGCAATAGAAACCACGACCTACTTTCTCTGGAGCACCTTCTAGAGAGGATAGGAAGTTGAAAGCGCAATGGAACATGCCATGTACAACCATAACCTCTTTCATGAAGTCTGGTATTTTAGTGATGTATAATTTACTAACATTAACACTTCCATGAATTTCTTTCGACATATAAAAATATTCGGATTACCGGTCCTTAATATATTTAACAAACCCTCGGATTTTCGACCGTTTCCTAATTTCTGTTTCTGGGAAAAATTCTTTCAATTTCAAAGGAATATAAAAATCTTCGCCAATTTCTGATGGTATGCCCTCTAATGAAACCAGAGGATTGTCAATGCATGAAAATGAATATTTTACTATTCTCGGTGCACCTTTCAAAGAGGTGAGATTGTTGTTATAGCAATAGAAATCCCCACCTACTCTCTTAGGAGCTCCCTCTAGTGTAGAAAGTTTATTATCATTGCAATAGAAAATCCCATCTACTTCATCGGGGGCTCCTTCTAATGACACGAGTGAGTTAATACCACAATCGTAATCTGTCCCTACTTCTATTGGACCTCCTTCTAGAGTAGTGAGAGAGTTGCAAGAGCAGTCAAAGGATCCTTTTACTTTCTCGGGGCCTCCTTTTAATGATTTAAGCCTATTTGAATAACAATCAAATGTTTGTACTACTCTTGGGCTATTCTCTAATGTATAAAGATAATTTTCTATACATGAAAACATCCCATTGACTACAGCACCATTGAGAAATTCCGGCAATTTAAAAAGAACCAATTCATCAAGAATTACATTGCCGTTAATAACCTTCTCCATAGTATATTATAAATCAGTGCTCTCTATTCATCAAGCGTTATATTCGTCATTCCATCGTTTGATTTGTGACTCTCGAAAGATATTAGTACTTTTGACTAAGTTTAGGAACTGAGGCCAATTCTCCTTTGGTCTTTTGCTCTGTGCTAAATAGTCTACTGCTTTTGCTAATACGTATTCGTGTGCAGTTGGTTCGGGTGGAATAACGGCTGGATCGTGGTCGTACCACTTATACCCACAATTGCTACACTGACCTTTTGGTTCGCCCATCGAATCACAAATGAATGGATCTTCTACGTAGTTCTTACAATTTGTCTTCATTGTGTTGCTTGGGCTTTTCCCAAAAGACAATAAAGTCTTCCGCGGCATCTACCCCATCTTGAAATTTATCCCAATACTCTGCACCATATTCTTTTTCATTCTTTTCGACATAAACGGCAACCATCCGTTCGATCAAATGGAAAAAATGGTTCTTTTTAAATTTACTGTCTAAAGTGCTGGACTCCATACTTCTTACTTGATCATTTTTTTGATTTTCTCGAATGCCTCATTTTGGCGAGGAATAATTTCAGTCTCGTAAACCTTCGCAAATTCTTCGGAATTTTTAAAGTAGTACACATTATCAAAAGAAACCATTCCAAGGTTCTCCCCATCACGGGTGACCTTATATTTCTCGCTCTGGATGAAGTCAACGATATATTGTTTATACTTTTCAACTGGCGCCCGGTTTTGTTTGCCTTTGATTTGCACAATGGTCTTTGAGGATGGTGGGGAGAGTTCCATAGTAACGTGAGGATTATTACCTCGATCCCATAGGCTGATGATTGAAGTTGGCTTGACTTTGTACGATTCATTTTTCGCACAGTGGCCCATTGACTCTCCCTCATATTGACACACCTTTGCGGTAAGAGCACCGATGATCTTATGTCCGTTTTCAAACACATGGATCACCTTATAGTCGACACCCTCGACCAATTGATTCTTATCGACAGACGCCCCGGAGTTAGCCATCTGCTCGTCCCAGACTTCAATCTCATTGCAGTAGATATCTTCTGGAGTCTTCTTGTAGAGCTTCGACAAATATTTTTCATCTTTGGTCAAGAGGAAGTCGCACACATGAAGAAGGAAATCAATGCGACCATTATCATATACCACGACATAAGCATTCTTTTTCCAATCCTCGTCGCCTTTCGCTGGATTGTATTTACGTACAATGTTTTGCAATTCATGTCGGCACATTTCGCCGGAACTTTCGAAGAAGCGCTTCTCCGCCTTGACCAGCCATTGAGTGATCACTTCATTGTCAATGCCTTTGATTTTGGTGACTTTATTAACTGCTTCGATGATTGGCTCGATTGAGATAAGATTCATAATTAAGTGCGTTGGTGTTTATAACTATACCACTTGGTGTTTGTTCGATCAACCGATATGTGTTACTGATTTGCTAAAATAAATTTGCGAACTTCGTCGTCGATGATTGGTTTGCCTTCGTGAAGAATACTCACAATGATTTTGTATAATTCAAATGCTTTCTTTTCGAAAAAGGCGGTCGCTGCTTCGAATCCCATTGTCTCGATCCAACAATTCATTTGAGGATATTGAGGCGCAAAGTGTGCTATTGAACCATTATGGAAATTACCAATCCAGCAGAGAAGAAATATCGCTCCTTTCACATTCTTGTCACTAACCATGTATTCGAAGAACACTGCTCTTTCTTCCGGGGCCTTGCCTACATATCTATTAAGCTTCGTGATATACTCGCCGTCGAGAAAGACAATAGATCTTCCTTTGGTGGTAGCATGTTCTTTCAGTGCATCTACATTCGCATCATTAAGATATGCCTTGCGAATTGTTGGCCATTTAACATTAGTACCTCTACAGGCAAAGATAGAAGAAGATTTCAAAGGTTGCCTATTCATAGACACCTTAGTGTTCTTACGCAGATCGATCATAGTTATTATATGCTTTGGTTGTTAATAACTATACAACGTGGTGTTTGTTTACTCAACTGCTTATGTTAGTGATATGGTAGGGGCGGAGGGATTCGAACCCACAATCAACCGATTATGCTTACCACTACGGCTTTCGCCGCCTGTATAGTTTGTGGTCTGGACTATCCCTTAATCTTCGACATGACTCGGTAAGATTGAACTATTATAGTCTCTGCACGTTCCTCTTTCGAGGCTTCGCTCAGGATTGGCATCGGCATTATCCGTTAAGCGTTCCCTGAATTTAAGTTCTGCTAACTTACTATTTCTAATAAGAAGACCCGTTAAAGTCGGCTGCTTTGACCCTTAAGCTACACCCCCATAAATTTTTTCTAAAGATTACTCAAACTGGATGCTTTCAAATTCAACAATGTATCCCCCGGATTTATTTTGGTTTTCGTTCAACACTACCTTATATTCATCACCCCTGATCCCTACTACATACATCCCCTTATATGTTCCACTGGTAATGCACTTACTTCCTACAATATTTTCCGGTATGATTAAATTGTTTTCAGTGGTCCACTTGAGAACAGCAGCCCGATGATGTGACCGTGCAATATCTGGTGCATCATCGAGGATTTCTACTAGATTAGAATCTCCTGTTAAATATAGATGGTCTTCCATGTACTTAGCCAGACTGAAGCCATCATCAGTAAATACCCCATATCTTGAGATCCTTCCGAAAACCTTTTTTATATCAGAGATGCATTCTTCATCAGAAGAACCTTCATTGCAAGCATCTAGCCAATCACAATACCTACCAATGAGCCTCTGAACATCAGGGGCAGTATAATCAATTTGATCTTCGCTGAACTTTGGTCTCTTGATTGTGGTTGCTTGCATATATTATTATCAATGATGGTGTGTATAGATTCAACAAAAAAGCACACTGTTTTAGTGTGCTTTTTTGCTATGAAATATGATTCGGAAAATGAATTTGAATCTTATGGTGTTCTCATTGCATTCATCGCGCCTTTAGTAAAGCCGTCTGCCTGGGCTGCGCCTGCTGATACTTGATGCTGCGTCATTCAAATCATCAAGAGAAAGACTTGTATTTAGAAGACCTTCCCAATTACTGTCAAGACTCACTAATTTTTGAATAATTTGATCTGCTTGTGTTAAAAGTTTGGTCAGTTGTCTTGCCTGTGCCTTCGCCTCTGCTGCAGCTGCCCCCGTCTTGGCAATATTGCTAATGTTTGCACCGACTTGCGCAGCACCTCTTCCTACTGCCTTCGCCGCGCTCCCTACTGCACTTCCTGCAGCACTTCCCAAGCCACTAACAGCGCCCTTGAGTTTATCCCACCAAGCTTCATCGATTCTTGATGGATCAGCAATGTATTGCTCAATGAGTTGTCTAATTTGTCCCGCATAAAGCTCTCTTGCTTCTGCGATCTGTACAGTCTGGGAGTATGATTCCCAAAGACGATTGTTCTCGGTATAATGTCTCATGGATAATACTTACTTATGTTTATTCGTCGTGCTGTTCGAATAATTGCTTTTCAATTTTTTCCCGGATGTCATCTTTGAGGTTTAACGCAAGAAGTGCAACGATTGCAATCCATTCTTTAACGGGCAAGCTAATTGAAATTTTATTTTTCATGTGATAAGTATTAATAATGATTACTGAATATTGGATTGAACGACGAGATCACATGGACGATTGGAAACCTATTGACAAGGCTTATAGCCATCGTGAAGCAAAAGAATTATATGATTCACATGCATCAAGAGTTTGTGGGGAGCTTGGTAGTAGCAGTGACATTCGCGTACTTAAAGTAACTTGGGAGGTTATATCGTTTCGATAAATGGTAGCCACGGTCGGACTCGAACCGACACTCTACGGATTTTAAGTCCGTTGCCTCTGCCATTGGACTACGTGGCCATGTTTCGTGTGATAGATTTATTTATTTGAGTCGAGAAGATAAAGCAATGATTTCATATACTTTAGTACTTGGTCCTCTGTTGGGCTATCACTAAGATTTGCTAGCATGTCTGCAATTTTGACTTCTGTTGCGAATCGGTTCGACGCAATGGTTTTAATATACTCGTCGTATGGAATGTCTTTCTTTTTTGTCAACATGATGACGATATCGATGATTTGGTTCGAAATCCCTTGATCTCGTAGATCTTCGACTGTCACTGACGTATCTTCCAGAACATCATGAAGCCATGCCACTGCTTCGACACCTGGATTGTCTGTGAGTCTCGATGCAACAGCTTCGGGATGTTTAATATAAGGAGTAACACCATCTCGCCGAAATTGCCCTTCGTGAGCCTTTATTGCAATGCGTTTGGCAATCTCTACGATATCGTTTGTTGGTGTCATGTGTATAATACAATACCTCGTGGTTGTTATCTAATCAAATATTGTTTAGTTTGTCAGATAATATTTCTTGAGGATTTTATACCATATCGATTCATCGTCTTCACTCAGCGAGAATCTAGATTCCAACCAAGTTCTTTCGAAATCAGTAAGATGAAAGGTTTCCATTAAGAATTGGCTTATGCTTTCGTAATCCATATACTGTTACTTAACAGCATGGCGACTAGCTAAGCACAATTCTCAATCTGACGATTTCGTCAGCGGCCTCCACCCGACATTCATGCAGAAGTATTTAACGCCATTGACCACTACAGCATCGCCAATTGATACCGAACGCAACGGACGATACTCTCTCGCGATCGCAGCCCATTCCTCACTTAGTGCATCTTCGGGTGCATTAGTAATGGCAAATGCAGCTTCGCAAGCGTCTTCTCCATCATATTTGGCAGGAAGATTAAACTCAAATTCCTGCGTCACAATCTGGTAGTCTCTTTGATTTTCTTCGTAGACTTTGTTGTTGAGAATGATGCGGATGTTTGTCATGTTATATTATAATAGTGGGTTGTGTTTTAATCAATCCTCATCTTCTGTTTCTTCGTCGACAGCTTCATTTGTGATTTCTTGCATGTCATCGTCATCAGTAACGAGGTATGAGTACGGGTCCATAAAGGTTACCATCATGAATTTAAGATCTGGCATTGCATCTCGAAGCCATTCAAAGAATGGATGGCGACGATACTTACTTTCTTTTAGGGTTTGTGGATCACAATAGAGTGTTCCTGTTTCAGCAAGATGGTTAATAAATTTGCGAGACATTTCATCTCGACCAATTGTCGGCACTGGATCGAAAATGGTGTAAGCAAATTCGCCATTTACCTTTTGACCGAGATAACGAAATGCGTTATCGACACCGTCTCTAGCATAATCAACAGGATCGTATTTCATATTGGATTGGCTATTACCGCTTCGTATGTTTGGATTTCGACTGGTTCTATATTAACGACATCTACTTCACCAGAGCGGATCATCTCGAGCATGTTTGCGTTTATCAAAGTCAGTAATGCCCACTGCATGATCTGGTCTGCCTTCTCACCTCGAATCTCGTATTTATCAATGTCCTTCTTGAGTTTTGTCGTAAGTTCTTTGCCTATCAATTCCTCAGTTGTAAACACCTTTGCATCATTCATATTATTCATATTATTAAATACTGGCTGTGGATCTAGAAACACGGTGAAGCCCCGATCCACGACCAGTATACCGACCACAAGGATTATACTTTCGATAATCCTGAAATGCCTCTTGAGAGACAATCTGGATTTCTCCGGCGGTCTTGTGACCGTACAACATAATGCCGCGAGGTCGCTCTTGAGGTTGACTTCGAGCACATCGGACGCAGGTGCTCAATTTGAATTCAAGACGCTCTTGTTCGATTGGATTGCCGCAGTTGCATTTCATATAACAAATATACTACGTGGTGTGTTGTTGCTCAACTATCAAATTGGCGACCACAATCTTCTTCCTCTTCCTTCATGCTATCGATGATAGCACGGAGGGGATTCTTATCGCATTCAGCTGTAAAGATTTCCTTGATCTCATCCGAATCCAGTGTAATGAGCATCTGCTGAAACGCTGGGACCACGTATTTCAATTCGTCTTCCTTGATATATTTGCGGAACAGGTTAGCAATTTCAGGCCCCACGATGATATCGTTGATTTCCGAAGCTACATCTCCTTCTTCTGCATCACGCAATCCATCCGTCAAAGAAACATATTGATAAATACCTTTGACAATTTCTTGAAGGAGTACTGGGAAGATCACACCACGGGCTTTGATCACATACGTCCCTTCTTCATCTTCTGCCACATCGACTTGACCGCCTTGTTCGGCTCCCATAGGAGGCATTCCATCTGGCATGGTGTAATACAGCAGTGTTGCGTATGACATGACAAACCCATATACATTCGGTGAAGCACAACCAAGCCGTTCTAGTTCATCTTCAACCAAGTGAAACGCATATTGTGTATTGAGTGCTGAGCCTTGAGCAATGCTGTTTGCGAGGACTTTCCGAGCTTTCCGCTCATCATCATCAAACATCACTTCCGCCAGACTAAACCGAATCTCCGGATCTTCTTCTTTCTCCGGAAGTTCATCCATGTCAGCATTGATATCGAGTGCATCCATATCTACAAGCTTCGCATCGATCTTGAGATCTCCATCCTGAATCATATCCCGAATGAACTTGAACTCTTCCATGTTTAGAATCGTATTCAATGCAAGTCGAGAAAGCTCATCACGATGTTCCTTCTCTCGATCGTAAGCGATCTTGACTCCATTCTTCATCTGGAAAAGCATTTCCATGAGATTGATGCTTGGAGCCTTCGAGTAGTGTAGAACTTTATTGACGAGATCGGTGTAATGCTTCGACGCCATCAGCATAGGATCAATCCCGTAGCGCTTGGACTCGTGTTCGGAAACAAGAGCCAGCCGCTCGCTGTTTGCATAACTATACTTGACGTTAGTGGTCATCGACTCAAATGTATTTTTAGTATTCATTACGCTTTTGGTTTCGGGTGTTGCCCTGGGCTTGGTTTACGGATTGGATTGAACGGTTTCGCTGGTTTAGTTGGTGCCGGCGGCTTTGTTGGTATTGTGGTTGGCATTGCTTTTCTGTTTAATACAATACAATCGGGTTTGCTTATCAGCAAACATTTATGCTTATTTGTTTGAGTCGTAATCGAGATTGATGATCTTGAACGAACCTTTGCTGTGTCGAACTACTACACCTTCAAAGGGTTTGCCATCGATTTGATTGATTCCTTTTTGGTAGAAGTTAATCATATCTTCGGATAGCAACGGCCTCACAGAGTGTTCAAAGTCAACAGTGTAATTGTCGTTTACAAACGGCACATGAGGAATTTGTAATACAGCCGCCACGTTCGGGGAGTAATCAGCGTCGCCTTCCTTTTCATACTTCAGGGTATTAAGATTGAAGACACTGAATACGGCAAAGTCCAAGGGACCTTTGCTGTGTGGGTTCTTGCTGAAATTTTGGATATTGCCTCCATAGATTTCACCTCGAAGAGCAAGTGATACGTCGTTCCGTTTGCAATACTCAAGAAGCTTCTCGAGAATATTGTATTTCTTCACGATCTTGGTATAGTTGTTATTAGTTTCTGGTTTGATTTCTAGATTGCGACTAGTAACACCAGTAGACCATTCTCCGGTCGACGGATCTTTGCGTGCGTAGTAAGTAGCACTTTGCCCATCAATCTTCAGGGTGACATCAACCTTTTCACCATACGGGAGAAACCCGATAAGGTTCTGGAATCGTTCTTCGTCAGTCTTCACCAGACTATACGGCAGATTCCCTTTAGCATCCAGAGAGGTTGGAGCAGGTGGGTCGTACTTATATACCCCAATATGGGAACTAATCTCAGTACCAACTTCGACATTTTGAAGATCGAATAACGAGTCTACTTCGGTAAGTCCCATGATAATACCAAACGACCATTCGCCTCGAAGCTTGATAGCTTTGACTCGCGACGACTTTTTCTTAAAGATTTCAGCCCAGGGCTTATCTGGAAGAACAGTATCGGGCTGGATAAAGACTACACGATCACCTACCTTATATTTGTCTTTAAGAGTGATGCATTCATATCCTAGAACTCCAACGAGATCCAACGAATCTGCATTGGGATGATGTTTGACAGCAGCGATGGTTTCAATAGAGGCGAGCTTCATGTAGTTAATATAGCTCGAGGTGTGATGTGTATCAACTATTTTAGCATTTAAGCCAGCGCCATCTTTTATGTCGAACTGCCCATTTTCGTGGGATCCATGACAAAATTTTATTGACAAACGACATGACAACTTTGTTGTATTTATACTCAGTTGCATCCCCTTGTTTCCATACGACGATATGGTCGGGCACCACTGTTGGTCTGTTATTGCCTATGCGATAGACTCGATTCCAATATACAATATCTCTATATGGAGACACCCAGCCTTGGAACCTATCATATCGTGCTGTTAATGTGTCGTAGCTTCTTCTGGAGAAACTTCGTTCGGCATAGTGCCCATCTTCATGATAGACATATATCGTTGCATTTCCGAAATCATTAAGGGGATTCATTGAAGTATTTAATTATTTGTATTTTTTCATTATGGTGAAAATTGTCATTCAAACAATCGTAAACCTGTTTGTTTGTTTCAGACAATTTGTTGTATTCCATTTTATGGATAGCACTACAACTGGTTAGGAAAAATAAAATCGAAGCAAGGAAAAGTTTCATTATAGAAACTACTTACTTCCGTCGAATCTTGGATAATATGCGTTCGTACATTATTCTACAATGTCTATATCTAAGGCGTGATTTCAGGATATCTGCGGATGCTTTTAGGCTACCCCATTTAAGCACTTTGATATTAAAGAACTTTACACCCCATCGGCGCATAGCACTTTTTGAAGGCTGATAGATATCAACCACTGGCGTTGCGCCAACAGGCTTTACCAATGCAGACCCATAGTCGGTGATGACATATCTTTTATTGTCAATCAATAAAATAGTTCCTGCTGGAAAGACAGACCAGTCAGATGCAGCAGATGTAACGCCAAGAGGAGTTCCTAATGCTGTTTTACTTTTGTACCTAATATGATCCTTTTCTGTATGAGTATACGCAGTCGTCTTAATGTGGATATCAGCTCCGTTGCATGACAGCGAAGATATCGCCAACACTAATGATAATAATATACTCTTCATAATTTTTAATCATATTTGAAATCTGGAGACGTTTCATTAAACAGTCTGTAGCTGCGGATAGGTGCTATGTCAGTTAACGTAACTGCTTGAACCTCAACACCCCATTTCTTTGCTTCTGACGCTGCATGTTTTGTAAGCTGCCGATCAATAGTATTACTGAAACATTCGTCTAGATTCGATTCTGTAAGAACTCTTTTAATAATACCTTGTGTCACATCAGCGAGTGCATCCTTCGCGGCGTTCGCTGTTAAGAAGAATGTTTTGCCATCGACAATTTTATATTTTATAACACCCTTGACAACTAAATTTGTTTTACTTTTTTGAATGAAAAGGGATTGGGGTGGCAAACTAATTGTAGTGATGACAGTGTAGTACTCATGTATTTCATCAATTACGGGGAACTTAAAGTGTATTCCGGGTTTGAGTGTTCTGTGATATTTCCCTAAACGAAATACAACTGCTTCGCTGTACGCAGGTATAACTACCGCTGGCTTTAGATAATACCAGCAACTTATTAGGGCGTCAATTAGGCGTTCTAACATTTATTTATTTGCACCTGTCATCAAATGTCTTTATAACATTTAATTCACTTGGTGGGAAGTGGAAGCGGATCTTCTGGCAGAGGGGTGATTGCTTTTGGAATCCATGAGAACCCAATGCCGATATTAAAGTATGGCTTGACCCGATAAATCTTTGTAGATGCACCAACTGATGCACCGTATCCATTATCTGTCTGTCCTATCTTCGCATCGATCGATCCGTTGACCTTTGCTTCGTCGGCGAGTCCCTCGACTGTTGGTTTAATAGTGTTACAACTTGACAATGTCAGTGCAGTGATTAGCATCAGAATTAGCTTGCTCATATGTTTACTTACTATAAATTGTGGTTGTTTTCAAATCAACAGGTGTTTGCTCAGTCCTCAACAACTTTGCCATCTGCATTTTTGATGGTAGCCCCCTTGCTTGTTTTGAATGGAATCCGAACATTATTGTATGTGTTACTATCCTTTACTTCTAGAATTCCTTTGGAAACATTCCATGCAGTATCCGTGCCAATAAACGTGTTCTTACTGCATGTAGCTAAGCTATCGCTGTTCGCCCAAGACGATTCATGAACTCGAACTCCAGTGATACCACCATAGATTATGTTGTTGTTAATCACTGCACCATCTGCCTGGTTGAGTTGAATTGACTTATCTCCTTTGTTGCTGTTCATGAATTCACAATAAGATACTTTGAAGTTCTTTGCTTTGATGCTTGTAGAGACCGCATCTTCGCCTACATTAAGAAATGTCACATACTCAATACCTGAATTTGGTTTAGCAAACATCGCCGCATTCTTATTGTTTCGGACGAATCCGTTTTTAACAACAAGAGGGATATTTGCTACAAATAGCGGTTCCTGTGTTTCACTTTGTCCTCCATCTCCTCGTTGCTTAGTCCCATCTAAGATACCTCCTTTCAAGTCTAGAATGTATACACCGTCTTTGTTAATTGCTTTTGTGTCTAATGTTTTTTCTGCTTCTTTCAAATCCCTCGAATCATTAATATGCCACGATGTTGGTTTGTACACCTTCGCTGATGGTGAGGGTGTACGATACTCTGGTTTTGGGCTTACTGTGCTGCAACCTATTAGAAGCGAGCACAGAAGAAGTGTGAATGTTGATTTCATTTAGGAATAAGCAAATTTGTGAGGTTCTTTAATTGATCGTTTGTCATGTGAATATATTCAATATCATCTCCATAGTATTCGACATCATTCACCTTTGCTATTTTGATATTTGACAAAATAAGATCACAAATGGATGCAGATTTTGGATCTGTGTGGTCAATGCGAATTTGTTGAATAATCGCTTCTAACCGATCCAAAGTATCTGCATTCCATTTGTGAAGTGTGTTTAGCATATATAAATCGTGTCCAACATCTTATCCATGATGGGACCGAAGATACTAATATCCAGAGGACATAGTTGCAAGAGCACGTTCAGTGTTAGTTCAATCATAATTATTCAGTGTAGTGGTACATATACGCTTCATGGCAATCAACGCAGCGGAATTTGGTATTCTCAACGAATGCGGTTGCTGATTCATGGAAGTGACCAAAGAACCAATGCTTTGGTTTAGTTAGTTGATACAGCTTATCCATATCTTCATTTTCAATCTTGAGATCCTGTTCCAGATCTTTATCAGCCACCATCATCGATTTGACAAAGTTATTAATACCAAAAAGACCCGAGATCGGGGGGCGGGTATGAGTTACTACAGCATCGTATGTTTCGTATGCAAAATTCTCATTAAGATAGAACGTTTCATTTTTCCACCAAGTAGGAATGCTAGTATTATATCTATCAATCCGATCAATCGATACTGCACCGCCTACAAGAAGAATTTTCTTACCAAGCAATTCAAGAACAGTATAGTCGGGGAGCAATTCGATATTGTCATACCCTCCTATTGTCTTCCTAGTATTAAAGTATCCTGGGTCATCATGGTTTCCACGAATGACATACAAGTGACTATTCGATTCAGCAAGGAACTTGTGAAGTGGTTTGAGTAATTTTGGGTACTCATGATCCTCAAAGAAACCAATACCAAAATCCCCCACATGGATGATATGAGCATTCTCGATTTGATTTCGCTTAAGCTTAATAGCAAAAAGACCAACATCTCCGTGAATGTCTCCAGCAATAATAATTTTATCTTTTGTCATATCAAGCAGCCAGATTAAGTCGTTTGAAGTTGTTTTTCTTTACCATATCATATACACCGTATCTGTCGAGGATGAGGCGTTCAAGGATTTCGATATCATGGGCATCCTCGAAATTCCAAAGCATCTTTGAGATGACAGGGCACTCTGCAATGAAAAGATCCCGGATGGCTTCTGCTACTTCACGGCATTCTTTTTGTGTAGTCTTGTATAGGCGTTTGTTGAGTGTCGTAATCCAATCTCGCACTTTGCCATTGAAGACAATCTTTGTCTGTGTTGCCTCTGGCATCACCATTCGTGCACATTCCTTCGCTACTCCATTCTTAATGAGTTCCTGGTATAGCTCTCGTGTTTGGTTGAGATGATCTTCAATCGCTTCTGACGCATGTCTACTCTCATCTGTATACATATCATCTGCACTCTTAAACAATACTGGATTGATGAGATCCGTCGATGATTGCCTATTGTTAGTGCATTGCGCTCTAATCTCGATTGGTTCGAATTCAGAGACTGCCTTATATCGCTGGCTGAGCTCTTGTGGTTGAAGACTCCAATGACGAAGTAGTTCCCGACCGATTGCTCTGCTGGTGATGATTTCGATACCCAAGTTTGCCATTGCGAATACCGACCAATGACCTTCTCGGAGACAATGCCTTAGGAGCTTGTGCGGCTCCGTAAACAGTTCATTGACTTCTCTTGAAGAGGAGATTCTAGCAATCCCGACAAGGATCTCATCGATGCTCTTGTCTGTGAATTCGGCGACGCCTGTTGTTTTTGTTACAAGTCTGACTTCCATGAATTAATATAAAATAGGGTTATGTGTGAATCAACAGTTTTTATCATACATCACCAAGCAGATGGATTGCATATATTCCGAAACAGATACTGAATATAGAATCGACACTTCAGATATGTGTTGAATAAGAGTTGTTCTTTTTGACTATAGATTTTGTAATCGTCTGGTATTGTATACCAGAAACCATACTTCAGGAATGAGTCACTGTCGATATGTTTTCTGATCTTGCGAATTTGTTGGAGGCGAGGATCTTGTGTCATTGTGACATTATTTATTTTACGAACATCTGCCAATCATCACGCAAAATATCAAATACTACACCATCTTTTGGTTTGGTGGGTTTCCATAGCAACTTCAACCCACATTCAGACGGAGTCCTATCTGCTTTAGCGTTATTCACTTCGCGATCACAGCAGACCAAATTATCCCAAGTGTTGGTACCACCTCTGCTAGAAGGAATGATATGATCAACACTGAGTTCACTCTTTTGTAGTTTCTTTCCGGTGTATGCACAAGTATAGTTATCTCTCCGAAAAATGTTTTGCTTAGTAGGAAATTTGCCCTTCTTAATGACCATTCGGTCGAATCTGCTACAGATCACAATGGAGGGCAACCGCACTGGTCCTTTGGATGTTTGTACATAATCATCACAAGGACGAATAGGTAGCTTGATCCATTGCTTCCAGTCCTTGATTGCGATGAACGATTCTATTTGCGTAGTATCGTACGACCCATCCTCATTCTGGGTGTAGCTAATATCCAGTGGGACAAAAGATTTGGAGAAAATACCAACCATGATATCAGACCAACTAGCCGGTTCTAGTGGTTGATAGTTAGCATTGAGCTTTAAAATTGGTCTCTTTGAGATCATACAATATTATACAGTGTGGTGACATTTTAATCACTCATTATTTGTTGATTGGGAATTTCCAAACAGCATCCGAACCCGAACCGATCTTCACGAGTTTGTTTTCCTTATTGAGCTTGTAAAGCATCTGCCGAGCATATGCTTCGCTGACATTCAGTTCTTGAACCACGCGATCGATCGTAATGTTCGGCGGTTCCTTCATAGAAAGGATCTGGTCTTCCTTGCGTGATTTTTTCGATTTCGCGGACGCGGTAGTGAATGCAGACATATCAGCGAGCGCAGACAAATCGTATCCGCTTGGACTGATTCTCAACACACCACTATACGGGGTACCATAACGGTTTTTCGAGGTTTGGATGTCTCGATGATCATCAGATTCATCATTGATGCTGATTGCGATATTACAATCAACCGCATGAGTAATCACAGTGCTTCCTTTGAAGTTTCCGTTTTTGGTTTGATGGAGGATGATACCAACCGCACATTCGCTCTCTTTGGCTGCGGAGACGATTTTGTTAATTGCGTCCGCATCTCCCATGCGCTTATCATCGAATTGAAGTGTAGCAAAGCTGTCGACGATCAGAAAGTCCATTTGCTTCATCATCTTGCAGATTTCTTCCACATCCGTCTCGTGACATACTTGAACGGATTTCAAACCCAACCGGCGGCAGCTGTACGCGAGCATCGTGGTAGTTTCTTCACCAGTCACGTATCCCGCTTCATATCCTTGATCGGCGAGAGCCTCGCAGATTTGAAGCATCAGCGTAGTCTTACCAACTCCTGCGGCGGCGGATAGAGTGAATACCATGCCCGGAAGGATTCCCTCACCACCAAAAAGTTTATCAACCACTTCAATGCCTGTGTGCATCCGACGGAAGAACACATCAGGAATTTTGATTTCAGAAACACGAACCATGCTGGACTTTTGATAACTAAGCTTCATATATTGTTTGTTTGTGTTTGGTGTTTGATTACTCTTTAATATGGATGTGGGTTGTGCTGCAATCAACTAGCTTGTGCTTGATGTTTAACAACAAAAAAAGCCGGAGGTCTCCCTCCGGCTTTTTGCTTACTTCCGTATGTGTTAGAGTGCGTAAATTCCACCCTTGCGCTTGACGTCAGATGCAAGGTCTCTAACGTCGATCCGCTGACAGATTTGTTCGTGCTGGTTAATGACATTGACAATCTCTGCACCCAAAATTCGATAACCACCATTCGGGGTTCGTTCGACCTCGAGGTGGAACGTCTTGGGGCGGACGTCGTTGCTATTGTACCATTGGCGATTTAGGTTCTTTCGTGTTTTCATATGTGTTTTAATGTAAAGTGTGGTGCTGTGTATATCAACTAGCAATTGCTGTATTTTTGATTTCTTTAACTGCCTCACCGAGATCAGAAGGTAGTTCATTCACCCTATCAAAACTATATGCAATACCAAGAATGTCATTTCGCAATGCTGATAGATAATCTGCTTGATATCCAATAATTTCATCTTTGCTGAAAGCATTAGACGGTAGTTGTAATCCTTTGCGATACTCTGCAAGTGTCTCAAGTCCATTATTCCATTTTTGGATTTTGCTTTTGAGTGTTTCAATATTCATACTTCAATTGTTTCAATTTGTTCTTTGATGTGTCCGGTGCTGCTTGGTTTGTTTTCAATCTCAAAATCTTCAACTAGAGTCTTCCCTTCAAGGAGACTCAAGTAATAAGGCCAGATGGGGGTGCTGATTGGATCTTCCAAAAGAGCATGGAAATTTTGAACATACGCCAATGCTTTGTCGGCGCTAAGATCATTTGAAACCATAACCTCCTTAATCTCTTTTAAGCCTTTTTTGGAGATATAGTTATATTTGGCACCTTCGGCTGTGGTTCCCATTTTCTCAAATCTTTTTTCCCATACATCAGGCCTTGCTGAAACCTCGTCGCCAGTAGCTGCACAATGAATTTTGTACTTCATGAATATTTAACTTCGTTTGTTTGGACGATTTGCACGATGCTTTCCTTCATGATTTTTTCTGGGAGAATCACCATGTCACCATCTTCATCGATTACTGAAAAATTGCCTTCACCAATCGCCTTGCGAAGATCGAATCTAAATTGGGCATATTTTTCTGGTTCAATTTTCTCAAGCCGAGAAACGATTACAGCACCTCCTGGCGTCGTGACTTTAATTGCGAATTCAATCATAATTGAATATCGCGGGCGGTGTGTATGTAATCAAGTGGTTACTCTGAAAAATCTTTAGCCGAATTCAAAAAGATTTGCGTAAGCTGTTCATCCATTTTAAAGCGAATGGTATTTTTCTCAATGCTTGTTAAAATGTTCCCATTTTTTGTGCGCTTAGTTGCTGCAACCCAGTCAGCGAACATTTCAATAATATCCACCAAATTCATATCATTTACACCACCAGCGAAGTGTTCTGGGTGATGCCTATTGTTCTTGTAATGGTGATCAATCGCCAGTTTTACTTTGCCTTTCAGTTGGTCGTATTCTGGGGTGCCATATTCGACTTCTTTCAACTCGCCTTGTGTTGCAGCAAATGCCTCTAACTCTGGTGAACATAGTTTTGATTTGTCGTGATCTAATGCTCTGCCACTTAATTGATTTATCAAACCATAAAGAACATTTCGGACTTGATTGATATGTTCATTGGTCTCATTGATGGTTGCCAATTCGTTTGATATTTTGTTCATATTATCGCAGATTGATCATGTAAAAGTACCAGCTGTAGACCACCAAGATAAGCAAAATTATAAATGGTGGGAGTATCGGCGGTGGGATTAAGTTGTGCCAGTGTGTTATATTCATCTCATTATTCGTTGTTGTTTAGTTCTTTCCAAGCATCCCTTACCTCTTCTCTGAATTTAGTAATGTCAGGATGATCAATAATGCCAATGCGAAATCCTGACGACGTAACATAATTAAGAACTTGGCGAACCTTGATGGGATCTTTCATATTACCTACATACCGTCGCATCGTCCTAATATTTTCTTCTGGCGTATTATTCCATGTGCCGATAAAGCTATGTCTAATTTTTTGCCACTCGGGTTGTGCGACAACTACTTTAATGTTTGCCGCTCTTACTTCTTTCGGTGTTGGATCTGATTTGCGAAATTCTTTGTGTTTGTCCCCATACATTCTGAGAGTAATCTCCATTCTTTCCTTTTGAGATAGCTTTTTCATTGCTTAATATATTAATTATCGTCTTCGACGCCGGTTTTCACAAAGGTAACATACCCATCGTACGTTTCAACCATTTTTCGTTGAACCGCTGGCAGTCGGTACAATGGATGTCGAAACCAGTAATTGATTGATCCATCAGGCATCCTCCCCAGGCTCTCTATAGGAATTGGGTTGTTGTTGTTTGCTTGTGATACGATCGCTGGTGTTGAATTTTCTTTAATTGGGGCGATTTGCTTATTTTTTCGACAGTCTGTACAAACATAGTTGGCGTACAGTTTATCGATGCTCCCGTACGATTTGATCCTAGTATTAAAAATTTCCATTGAGGTGTTCCCGCAGAGTTTGTTGCATGAAGAACATGGAATCTTGTATGGGAATTTACCTTTTTGGTGATCGGCTTTGACTTTGTCAATGTCCAACACGAATGGTTTTGCTTTTTTCGGCATGCAATAAAATACTATCGGGTGTTGCTGGTGACAACTACATTTTGTGATTTGGTGTTTGATATAATCAGTTGCGGCTTCCAACACCCGCACGTAATATATTAAATCATGGTCTCACAAATCAATAAAAACATCTTGACTGTTAAAGAGGGAACAATTGTTCATTCCGTCAACTGCATTGGTGCCGTGGGAGGGTTGGCTGGTGCAATTGGTCGCCTATGGCCTACCAATGTTCGTGTCTATAAAGAAAAAGTCAAACGAGAAGGAAGATCAAAGAGTCTTCTTGGTGATGTCTTGTGGGTGCAAGTTGCGCCTAAACTTCATATTTGCAATCTATTTGGTCAATATAATATTGGTCTGGGGTCGAGACAAACTGATTACATCGCCCTTGCTAAGGGATTCCAGCTGATCGAAAAGTCCGCCCATCGTGATATCTACATCCCATATCGGATTGGTTGTGGGCTTGGTGGTGGAGACTGGGATTATGTTCTCGAAATGATCACCAAGACATTCGGATCCAGTGGTAAGCAAGTATATATTTGCAGTATCTAATATGGCTTTTATCAAACTTGAAAATTGCTCTCAGCAAATTTTAAAGGGGATGCAGGTGTCTGCACCAGAGGGTGCATTTGTATTTGATGCGGTCACTGATGAACCAATTGAAATTACGCAAAGAACCATCTTTCATACAACTGGCAATAACCGAAAAGGCATTGGTCGTTATCGTATAAATATGACAGGTCCTGATGGTCGAAGTGTCTATTGTATGAATTATATGATGGACGACAATAAAAAGAAGTATCATGCCATTTGGCGATTAGAACAAGAACCTTACACTGCTGCTGATATATTTCGAATTTATGGGTATCAGGTTACTGATGACCATCAGCGGGCTAAGAAATATAAACTCACTGGGCGAGTGCGAGCGCACAAAATTGCGAAGGCACTTCGTGACAATAATAGACACGATGAAGCAGATCTCATGATTGACGATATGAAAGCAGCCATATCTAAGGGCAAAAGATTTATATGCCACTGGCCAAAGGATTTAGTCCATTGAATGGACTAAATAAAGGTATATGAAATATCGTGAAAATCAATTAATCTTTGAGCAATATCGTAAAGTTCTAAACGAAAGCAACGGCATGTCTGAGCAATATGAATTTGTAGTAGAGGAAATTCCTGGAATGTCTGGAGGTCCTTTCTATGTAGAGGGTACTGTCGAATACTCCTCTTATTCTGATGAAGGTGGTGGTGGCGAACCATTGAGTGTTCCTGAGTGGCAAGATGGTTCTATTGACAGGGTGTATTACTTCGATGATAGTGATAACCCACAAGAGGTAGATGTCACAGGACAAATTACTCCGGAAGTAGAAAAATTTCTACTATCTGAATTGAAGGATCAATTTGACAACGATCAAGATCTTTACTAATAGGAATAATTAAGCAATCGAAGAACCATCCTTAAGGGGGCTAGATGAGATATTTTTAGGCAATTCTCATCTAGCCCCTTGATTTTTAGATTTCTGTAGTG